CGAAGTACGCCACGGCGCCGGACTATGCCGAAGTGATGGCTTCGGTGATCGATAACGTGGCGCGGATCGTAAAGACAGAAGGTTTACTCTAACTTAAATATCAAAACGTATGAAATTCTCCGAAATCATCGATCGGCTTAACGAGGGAAAGGCGGTCGCCCGTTTTTCAAGTCCCGCATGGGCTGGTAAATTCATCGTCAAACAGATTCCGCAGACAGTATCGGCGGAAGTCGTTCCCCGCATGACCAGTTTGCCGGATCATGCGAAAGCCGTTATCGGAACAATAGGGGACGGCAGCATATCGTATCATGACCAAGTATTGATCATCGAAGTCAACTATGACTGCTCGAAATCCCATGCAACGTCCTACATCCCCACATGGGAGGATATTTTCGCTGACGACTGGCAGGTAGTATGAAACGCATTCTGATTATCACCCTGCTCGTGACGGACGGGTTGTTATGGTTGCAAACGGTCCGCCTGCGGGGCGAACGGGCCGAGCGCAGGCGCGTCCAGTCCAACAACGAGGTCTTGACCGACAGCGTGGAGTTCTACCGGACCGAGAGCGGAAAACACGCCGCATCCCGGCAGGTGCTCGAACTCCGGGCGTCGGAGATGGAACGCTACAACGCACAACTGGCCGCGCAGCTCCGGGAGCTGCGGATCAAGGTCCGGCGGCTGGAGGCGGCGGCCACGACGGCCACGCGGACCGAGGTGCAGATCACGGCGCCCCTGGAACCCGCAGACCCGCAGCCGACAGCGTGGGAGAAATATGGCACAGGGGTACGAAGGGCTGCCGATTCGGTAAAGGCCGCCCTCGATCGGGAATTCACCGGACTGCCGAAAGCTCCCGAAGCAAAGTTTTTCAGATGGGCGGATCGGCATGTGAGCGTAGACGGCATAATCCGGACCGATTCGGTGAGCTGCCACGTTACAAGCATCGACACCCTCCGGCAAATCGTACACCGGGTTCCGCGGCGATTCCTATTTATCCGCTGGGGCACGAAAGCAATCCGGCAGGAGGTCGTGTCGTCGAATCCGCATACACAGATCGTTTATACTGAATACATCCGATTTACCAAGAAAACACGATGAAAGAATTTCTGAGAATCATATGGGCGGTGTTGCTCTACCTATGGCAGCTCCCGCAGAACCTAATCGGCCTTGTGTACTTGGCATTCTGCTTCGACCGCGTGAAGATCACCAAGCAAGGCGGGGCGGTGTTCTATGCGACGAAGCACGTCCGGGGAGGAATGACGATGGGCCGCTATGTCTTTATCTCACCCAAGAACATAGCCCGAGAACCCGTATACGATCACGAGTTCGGCCATGTCAGACAATCGAAACGGTGGGGATGGCTATGGCTGCCCGTATTCGCCATTCCGAGCGGCCTGCATTGCCTTTTCTGTCGCGCGGCGAACTACTACCATTTTTATACTGAGAGGTCGGCAAATCGGCTCGGAGGAATACCCAACTACAAAGGGGAATACCACTACCACATGGACGGGCTGATAGTCACGTATTGGGACAAACTAATTGCTCTCAAGAACAAATATTTCGCATAACAGCAAATCTCAACCGATTTGAGATCCCAAAAGAGAAGAGGACGGCGTTGACCGCCCTCTTCTCCACTTATAAGATACCTTTGTAACTCTGAAGGCGTGGATTAGCGTTCAAAACATCCCGTGGTGTATAGGCATCCGTAATCTGAAGCGACGAGTGCCGCGCCTGCTCCTTAACGGAAAGAGGGTCAAGCCCCGACCGAAGCATATCCGTGATACCCGAATCCTTCAGCGAATAGAACTTGTATTCCTTCGGGAATTTCAACGCCGGAACAATTTCGTTATTCCAATAGTGGCGATAACTCCGTTCGCTGCACAACTTAGGCCCCGGCCGGAACCCGGTAGAGAAAATATAATACGAAGTCGGAGCATTGAAAAAATCCAAATCGACGAGCATTTCCAGAATCGGCGTCGGAAGCGTAACCACCCCCGATTTTTTATTTTTCGAAATCTGGCCGTCAATATAGACCGTTTGTTTAGCGACATTAATGTCCTGCAAGCGAAGACGACATATCTCTTTCGGACGGATAAGCATATAATGTAGGAAATAGCAGACCAGCAGGAACGGCCGGTTGTGTGCGTCGAGCCAGTCATGGAGACGTTGCATATCCGCCGGCGCGATGACCGTCCGGTTCTTACTGCCAGCACCCTTTCCGATGCTCTTCAGCCCCTCCGTCGGTTTACTTTTCAGATATAAGTGTTGAACCAGAAATGACGAGAACTCCCGGAGAAACGCCAGATTGTTGTTGCGCGTAGTCGGCGAATTGCCCCGTTCAACATAGACGTAATCCAGAAAGCGCACACAAAACGAACGGTCGAACTGATAAACATAACGAATGGGCGATGCTTGTTGCGCATTCCAGCGTTCCATGATACCCGCCGAACAATTATAGCCATGTACGGTCGATTTTCGGAGAACACCGTCATCCTGCAACTTCCGGAGGTAATTTCGGTAGTGCACCAATACATCCGAAAATAGTTTATAGGTATAATCCGCCTCAGCCTCCACCCACGGATTCCACCCCGTTTCGAGTTTCGCAGAAAGACGATGACAAACTTGCGCAGCATACCGCCGACGCTGTGAGGCATTCCCCACCGAATTTATCTTGATCCGTTTGCGCCGCATTTCACCCTTCGCCGGGTCGAACGCATAAAAGGAAATGAACCAGCAGGAGCCGGTGTGTAGTTTCGGATAAGTGAAAGAAAGAATTTCGTTTAGCGCGGAATTTCGCGCAGTTTCAACTGACAACAT